AACCCGGGACCAGCCGGTGGCAGCGAAATGGTGCCCGGGTCGCCGGGGGTGAACGTGGCCGGGGTGGCGGTGCCGGGGATCGCCAGAGTGGACAGCGGGTTCAGCGGCGAGGCTATGCCCTGCAAGCCGGGGCTGAACGTGCCCGGCTGCCCCTGGGCGGGGACCGCCATGGTCCGCACCGGCGACGTCGCGGCAACGGTGAGCGTCAGCGGCTGCGAGGCAGTGTGCGAGGCCGAGTCGGCTACCTGCACCGTAAACGGCGAGGTCCCGGTGGCAGTGGGCGTCCCGGAGATGATCCCGGTGGTGGCGTGCAAGGTCAGGCCCGCTGGCAGCGTGCCGGCAGTAAGCGACCACGTGTAGGGGGTCGTGCCGCCGGAGGCGGCCAGCGGCGCACTGTAGGCGGTGCCCCGCAGGGCGCCGGGCAGCGTCGTGGTAGTGACGGTCAGCGTCGTGGTGCCCGCGCTGACAGCGATCGACAGCGCCTGGGTGTCAGTGTTCGACGCGGCGTCGGTGACCTTGACCGTGAACGACGACGTTCCCGTGCCGGTCGGGGTGCCGTCGATAATCCCGGTGGCGGCGTGCAGCGTCAGGCCCGCGGGGAGCGTCCCGGCACTGATCGACCACGAATACGGGGTAGTGCCCCCGGTGGCGGTCAGGGTGGTGGTGTAAGGAGTGCTCTGGGTAGCGCCGGGCAGCGTCGTGGTAGTGACGGTCAGCGTCCCGGTGCCCTGCGGCTGCAGTGCCTGCCACAGGTTCGGGTACCCGGTGTTGACGCAGTAGGCCGCCTGGGAGTAGGTGGCATTCGCCACCGGGACGATCTGGTTGAGGGTCTGGTGGAACGACCCGTTGAACCACATCACCGGGCCGTTGTGCTTGCCCATCCCGAGCCGGCCGGTCGGCCCCCAGCCCATGATCTGGGTCAGGTACGCCAGGTAGGCGGCCATCTGCGCCTGGGTCGGCTGCTGGGCGGTGCCGCCGGCGGTGACGCCGCACTCGAAGACCCCGAACGGCAGGCTCGCGCCGTCCGCGATGTCCATGATCGACCCGGGCCCGTCGATCCGGGTGCCGTTCAGGTAGGTGTCGCAGTAGAAGTCCACCGCGACGCCGTCGATGAACGCGCCGCCGGGGAAGTAGGTGGGCCACTTGCTCGGCGTGTGCGAGGCGGCGTCGTAGTAGAACTTGAACCCAGCGGCGTTCGCCGCGGCGTGGAACCCGCCGATCCCGGTGCCGTTCGGGTCGAACTGCAGCAGCGCCTTGTACTGCGTAGCGGTCGGGAACGGCGGATCCGGGGAGTTCTGCGGCTCCTGCCACGGCACTGCGAACCCGGTGACCCCGGCGGCCTGATGGGCGTTCACGCTGGCAGTGAAGGCGGCCAGGTCGGCGGTCATGTTCGCCGTGGTGTCGAACCTCGGCTTGTAGCACAGGATCGCGGGAACGCCGAGCTGGACCATCGCACTGACCTGCGGGTCCAGGGACGTCGGGAATTCGCCCTCGTTGTAGAAAACCTTCGAGCACTGGTTGGTGGTACCGGTCTGGGAAGCCCACAGCTGGAACGCCTGAAGCTGGGTGGTGCCCGGCGACCAGGTGCTCTGAGGCGCGTCGATGTTGTTGAAGCCGCCGACCGGCCCCGCCCTCGCCGCCATTGCCCCAGCCCTTCCCGGCTTAGCTCAGGCCGCCCTAACTGACGTACGAGTACATGGTGAAGTTGGAGTTGGCCGAGAACCCGGACAGGGCCGTGGTCACCGCCGGGGGGGTCGCCGAGTACCCGGTGGACAGCGTCCCGCACAGAATCGGCGTCAGAGCGGCCAGCGGGGCAGCGGTCGGGGTGCAGGTGACGATCGCCGGCGGCGTCCCGCAGGTGACGTTAATCCCCAGGTAGAACAGGCCCGTATATGTCGTGACATATGGCGTGGCGACCGCGTACGTGTAAGCGGTCTGGGTGCTGCCCCACTGGGTGCCCGAGGTCTGGTCGGCGGTCACCGCCCGCACCACCAGGTTGCTGTCCAGCAGCACATACCACCCGTGGGTGACCGTGGCCGCCGCGGTGCCCTTCACCGCCATCGTGATGTTGGACACGGTCAGGTACTGCGGCAGGGTGATCCCCATCACCGCCAAAGTGCCGGAGGTCAGCGCCTGCGACCCCGAGCCCTGCACGCGCGGGAAGGTTTCCCCCAGCGCCGGCGACGGCGAAGACCACAGGTTCTGCCCTGTCGCCATGGTTGACAACCCCCCGGCGGTCACGACCTGCTTGATCGTGAAACCGGCCGCGTGCGCCACCGGGGTGGTGCCTTCCGCGCCCCGGATGACCGTCCAGGTCAGCCCGGACACGTTCAGCACCTGGATGATCTCCGATGCCAGGGCCGGGTCGGACACGTGGAACTGGGTCGGCGGGCTCCCCCCCGACGACGCTGCCGGGAACGACCCCGACGAGGCCACCGTCCACGACTGCGAAGTCCCCGGCGCGGGCGCGTCGGTGCCGCCGGCGTTCACCTGCGTTTGCGGGATGTTCTGGAAGATCTCGATGCCGCCCGCCATGGGGAACCTCCCGGCCGTGGTGGAGTTGAGAGGGATGCGCCGGCTGGCCGGGCGGTTGCTAAACAGGCTTCAGGGAACCCGCGGCCTTATGAGGGAACCCAGTTCCCGGGGTGGCCCGTGTTCCTGTTGGACCATTGCCACGAGTGCTTCTGCACGGACTGGAAGACCGCCTTGCCGTCCATCGTGACCGTGACCGGGATTGTGGCTTCCAGGTGGACCGGCTGGCCGTCGTTCCCGCCCGGGCCGCCGCGGCCGCCGGTGGCGGTGGACCCGCCCCCGGCATTGAGGGAGGCCAGGTTGCCTGTGCCGAGGGTTCGCAGCGCCTGCGGGGTCAGCACGCCCTCACCGCCGCGCATCGGGATCAGCTGGGTGTCATTGCCGTAGTCCGGGCCGCCGACGACACCGCCCCGGGCGTGGCCGGAGGGGCCGATGGTGGAGTGCTCGGTGAACACCTGGTTGATGAGCGTCGTGGTGACCGTGATCGACCTGGAGTGCAAGGCGTTGAGCTGGGCGTTGAGCGCGGAAACCTCCCCGGCCGCGCCGGACGCCTGCCCTCCTGCCCTTGCCGCTGCGTTCCCCGCCGAGTTGAGCGCCCCGGCTGCCTGCGCGCCAAGGGCGTACGCCCGCTGCAGGGCGTTGTTCAGGTTGTTCTGCGCCCCTGCGGTCTGCGGTGCCTGTGCCCCGTACCGGGCGAGGTCGTTGGTGTAGGTCTGAGTAAGCCCGCTGATGTTCAGCGTCTTGGCGATGGCCGACGCCATTGCCGAGTCGAGTTGCGAGTTGATCACTGCGGACAGGTTCTGCGCCACCCGGGACATGTTGCTCATGGCCGCCGAGGCCGCCAGCATGCCCTTGGCGAACTGGTCCCGGGCAGTGTTCCCCGCCACTCCGGCCCACTGCTCCAGGGTCTTCAGGTTCGAGGTGACCGGCCCCCCGGCCTCGTGCGCCAACTGGGACAGCACGTCCACCGCGGTCTTGTTGCCCTCGGTGGACTTGGCCATCTCCCCGACAAGGCCCTGCACCGTGGACTTGAACTGCCCGGTCGATATGACACCCTCGGCCATGCCGGTGCGCAGCGTGTCGATGGCGCTGTTGCCGGAGGAGATGGCGGAGGTGAACGCCTGCCACCCCTGCATGGCCTGCTGGCCGTACCCGTGCAGGGTGAAGGTGCTCCTGCCCAGTGCAGCCACGGCGCTCTGTGCCTGCGCCATGGTGGACGCGCCGCTAGTCACCGAGCCGATCCAGGCGTCCCACGCCTGGTTCAACTGCTGCACCTTGGTCCCGGCGAGCTGGGACTGGATGCCAAGGGCCGTCATGTCGTTGCCGACGACCCCCGCCGGGGCGCCCATCGCGCCGAGGCCGGTGATGAGGTTGCGGACCTGCTGCTCGGCGATTTTCATCGCCTCGGAGCCTTTCGCCATTGGCTGCTGCAGGTTCACCCCGGCCGCGTTCGCCAGGGCAATAGCCCCGACCGCCGAGGTGTGGAACGCGGCCCCGAGGTTGTTCGCATTGGTGATCACGTTGGCGGCCGTAGACACCAGGTGCTGCTGCTGTTGTTGCAGGTCGATAACGTCCTGCGCCTGCCGCTCGACTACCCCGTTCATGTTCCCGAACCGGGCCGTCATCTCCCCGGTCTGGGCACTGACGTGCGACATGCCCTGAGCGAGGGTGTTCTGCGAGGAGGCAAGCCGGATGCTGTTCTCCGCCAGGGTCTTGCCGATCGTGCCGAGCACGTTCAGGTCCGACGCGGACTGCACCGCCCTGTCGGTGGAGGCCACCCAGTTGTCCGTGGCATCCTTCACATGCCCCAGGACGATGATCAGCCCCACCAGGGCCGCGACCCCGCCGGCGATCCCGGCGGTCAGCATCGGGCTCATCGTCGCGGCGGCGACCTGCACATCGAACCCGAAAGCGTCAATGGCCCCGCCGGCCGCCGCGAACCTCCCGACGACCTGGCCGAGCCAGGAGATCACCTGCCCGCCGACCCCGATCAGCGCCTGCAAAGCCGCACCGAACCGGAAGATAAACCCGCCGGTGCCGAGGGCGTTCATCGCCGCCGTCGCCCCGGTCAGGCGCACCAGCATGGACAGCGCCAGGCCGCCCCACCGGTACATCTCCTCCAGGCCCATGGCGAAGGTGAGCAGCACCCCGCCGCGGGATGCCCACTCGATCACCTGGGAAAGGTGCACGGCGATCAGCAGCAGGCCGCCCGCCAGCCCCGGCATGGCAGCGGCGAAGTTGAGAAGGGCATGCCCCAGATTGCCGAGGACGTTCCCGAACCGCTGCAGGTCAGTGACCATCCCGGACAGCAGCCCCTGGACCTCGGTGCCCAGCCCCTGCTGCAGGTCCACCGTGACCCGGGCGGCGAACTCATCGAACATATGAACGACATCAAGACCGGTCTGCGCCAGGGAGGAAAACCCGGTCTTGGCGTCGTTGATCGCCGACCCGAGGATCGCGTACACGCCGGGGTTGGCGGCGTCCTGCGCTGTTTGCAGGGCATGGCCCAGTCCGAGGACGGTGCCAACGGTCTGCCCGAATGCGGCATGGGTGGCCTCGGTCGCGGTGTACAGGGCCTGGAAGTGCGAGGAGACGTTCTGCGCCCCCTGCGCGGCCACCATCAGCCCGGCGCCGAGCGCGACAGCGGCGGGAATCGCGACCGCGAGGAACTCCGCCGAGCCGGCGATCACCCAGTGCAGAAGGTTCGCCCAGTTGGTCACGCCAAGCCGCAGCCACCCGATCTGCACGCCCATCGCCCGGGCAGTGCCAGCCGCCGCAGTGCTGGCGGCATCACTGGAAGCGGCGACGGCTCCTTGTGCACCGGCAAGCAGCAAAGCGGCACGGGCGGCTTCGGCATCGGCGAACGCAAGGGCGTCCTGTGCGAAGGCAGCAGCAGCAGCAGCCCGCGCCGTCGCATCAAACGCCTCCGCGAGAGCATCCTCCGCGCCGACAGCCGCCGCGGCGGCATCTGCCGCATTCGCCGCCGCCTCGGCTGCAGCCTCCTCCGCGCCGGCGGCCTCCTCGGCCCCGGCCGCCATGGAGTCCATGGCTTCCTGCATGGCCAGGATCGATCCGAGCAGCCGGCTCTGCGCTGCGGCGGCTTTGTCCGCCTCCGCAGCCATCGCCTGAAGCGCGGCCACGTACCGGCTGGCATCGAGGGTCGCGTCTTCAGTGATCGGCGGGAGGTCCGGCACTGCGTCACCCCTGCCCGGTGCTATCGTGCGGGCATGAAACGGGCCGTTCTCGCCGCCTTACTGCTTGCCCTGGCAGCCTGCGGCGGCACCAGCAGCGCCCCGCAGCCTGCGGCAGCCCAGCTCGCGCACAAGATCCCCGGCTGTCACGCCTTCCTGGCGCAAACCCCGGACGCGCTGGCCAAGGCCGACGTGTCCTGCTCCCTCGGCGGCACCGCCAGCGCCGAGGTGGTCACCTTCGCCTCGATGGGCGACGAGCAGAAGTGGATCACCAAGCAGGGCAACTACTACGGGTGCTGCGTGGAAGGGCACCTGTGGGCGGCCACGTACAGTTCCGCCAGCGGGAGCTACTTCCCGCGGATCCGCCGCGCGCTCGGCGGCCGCGAGGTGGCCGGCTAGCCCCACATGGCCGCGTAGAACGCCGCCGCAGCGGCGGCGTGGCATGTCCCGTTGCCTGCGACGATGTCTATCGCGGGGCGCATGTATGGGCGCGGTGGCACGGTGACCGTCCGCGAGAACCGTTCCCCGCCGTAGAAGTAGTGCATGAAGTCGTGGTGCGCGTGCATGGTGTGCCCATACTCCTGCACGGCGTCATAGATGGTGTGCGGGCTGACCGACGCGGTGGCCACGACGGGCGTGCTGGCCGGGACCATGGTGACCGACCCTGCAAGCGCCCCGCTTTCCATCGCAGGCGGGGAACCGGGCGGGGAAGGCGTGATCGTCCCCCGTGGATGGGAGAGCCGGGTGAGTTCCTGCTTGACCTCGGCCATGTAGACCTCACCCATCGCATCCGCCCCGGGTATGGCAGCCTCACCGGCCCGGGCCGCGAGCATCCGCAAGTAGCCCGGGAGCTCATCCAGGGTCACCGGGAATCACCCGCCCTGCGCGCGCTTGACCCGGTCCCGTTCGGCGGCGGCCACCCGGGCCTTGATGTTCAGGAAGTCCAGGCAGTACCGCCGCACGTACGGCGGGGTGCCCTCCAGGTCCGCCCACGACCACCCCATGCCGTCGGGGTGCATGAGCACGAAGTCGTCTAGCTCTCCTGGGGACCAGTCTCCGCCCCAGGTTCCGTCGAAGATGGATTCGGCTGGCCAGAGGACATCTTCTGAGTAAGGCCTTCCGGGCCCGACTGAGGGTTTACCGCTTCGGTGATCTTCCTCATCACGGCCAGCTGGATTTCCAGCGGCAGCCCGCCGAACTGTTCCGCGCTCGCCCCGCCCCCGCCCTGCGGGGACGGCAGCAGCGACTGGCCGGTGCCGTCCACTTCCTCGCCGGTCAGCGGGTCGATCTCCGGGGAGGAAGCCGGGTCATACACCCGCCACGCGATGACCAGCCGGCCTGCCATCATGTAGGTGCCGTTTTGTGCGGTCTCGGCGTCCTCCGGTGAAACGGCCCCGGCGGGCTGGCCGTCGCTGCCCTCGGCGGCGCGGATTGCTTCGGCGGCGGCCTGGGCTTCCCTGCCCGGGCGCAGCATCTTCGGTGGCAGGAGCTTCGGGTTCTTGATGACGACCCAGATCGGGTCGCGTTCCGGGTCTTTGCTCAGCCCCGGGAAGTCGATCTTGATGACCGACTGGGCGTAACCGGACAACGGCGGGCCTGCTTTCGGGTGGCGGGGACGGGCAGAACGGGTCAGAAGGCGGTCGAGGAATAGTTCGTCAGGACGGCGCTGACCACGCCCACCCCGGTGTTGCCGTCGGTGGTGTTGGCCACCCCCGACATGGTCGTGTCGAGCATCTGGTACGGCCCGCTCGTGCTGACCTTAGCGGTCACGTAACCGGATACCGACATGGTCAGGGTCAGCGTGGACCCGCCGAACTGGATGATCGGCTGGGTCAGCGTGTGGACGGTGGGCTGCTGGATGTAGGTGCGGAACAGGTTGATATCCGTGGTGTTCTCGAAGATCGCCTTGTACGTCCCGTCGACCTCGAGCGCGCCGGCGAACACCTCGCGCGGGCCCCGGGTGCCGGAGGAGGCGTGGATCGCCTCGGTGGCCCGCTTCAGCGTCAGGTCCATCGTCAGGCCGCGGGTGGAGGAACTGCCGGCATTGGTGACCGTCCAGCCCCAGCCGGGCAGCGGGTTCGGTGACACCGCCGCGTAGGCGAAGTCCGCCTGCGTGGCCGACGCCCAGCCGGTGAACTTCGGCGACACCTTGATCAGGCCCTTGGGGTCGATCTTGATAGCCAGCTCGGACGCCACGTTCCCGGCCCAGCCGCGCTGCTCTGCCCCGTCGTTCGTGGTGAACGAGTACGACGGCCACACGGTGCTGAAGGTGCGGAGCTGCTTGAACGTGTGCGTGTACTGGGCGATCACCGACCCGCCAGCGGCGGTGTGCGCGAACAGCATCGAGTTGCCGCCGGTGCCGCCGCCGACGGTGATCGGGCAGACGAACGGCCCGGAACCGGTGACCGTGCCGATCTGCACGTACTCGGTGTTCGCGCCCGCGGTGTCGGAGA